CGCCGTCACTGTACATATTTTTTCGCGCCAAATCATCATAATGAAAGGAGAACGGTTTGGAACTAAGAGGAATAGACTATCTCAGAAGAAAGTTGAATCTCTATCAGAGTAGGGTTAATCTGAGGTATAAATACTATGCAATGCAGCATTACAGAGCACCTGTCGGAATTACAATTCCTGCTCATGTGAGAGCTCAATATAGAGCTACTCTTGGATGGACTGCCAAAGGGGTAGATTGTCTTGCAGATCGTTTAGTGTTTCGCGAATTTACAAATGATGATTTTAATGTTACAGAAATCTTTGATCGCAACAACCCTGATATCTTATTTGATAGTGCTATTCTAGCTGCACTGATTGGTTCGTGTTGCTTTATCTATATTTCAAAGGATGAAGATGATGAGGTGAGGTTACAAGTTATTGAGGCTAGCAATGCGACTGGTGTCATTGATCCTATCACTGGATTGCTTGTGGAAGGTTATGCAGTTCTGGCTCGTGATGATTACAATCAACCAACACTTGAAGCCTACTTTGAACCTAATGCTACTCACTTTATTCCGAAAAATGGGAAACCGTACTCGGTTGCGAATGAAGCAGGCATTCCATTACTTGTCCCGGTCATTCATCGGCCTGATGCTGTTCGTCCATTTGGTAGATCAAGAATTACCAGATCTGGTATGTCATATCAAAAGGAAGCAGAACAAACAATTGAACGTGCCAATATCACTGCAGAATTTTATTCATGGCCACAAAAATATATTATTGGATTAGATCCTGATGCAGAGCAGTTGGAAACTTATAAAGCTACTGTATCAAGTTTATTGACAATTTCTGCCAGCGAAAGTGGGGAAAAACCAAATATTGGTCAATTTACTACAGCAAGCATGTCACCATTCACTGAACAGCTAAGAACAGCAGCTGCAGGATTTGCTGGGGAAATGGGCTTGACCTTGGATGACATGGGGTTTGTGTCTGACAACCCGTCATCTGTTGAAGCTATCAAGGCTAGTCATGAAAATCTTCGTCTAGCTGGTCGAAAGGCTCAGCGTTCACTAGGTGCTGGATTGCTAAATGTCGCTTATGTTGCAGCGTGTTTGCGTGATGATTTTCGTTATGCGAGAAGCGAATTTGTAAGAACCACAGTCAAGTGGGAACCATTGTTTGAAGCGGATGCTAACACGATGACCATGATTGGTGATGGTGTTGTGAAGCTAAATCAGGCATTACCTGGTTACATCAACGCAGAAACCATTCGAGATCTTACTGGTATTGCAGGGGACATGTCTGCTAAACCTGTTGTAGAAATTCCACAAATATCATCTGATGTAGAAACTGGAGCAGATAAACAGAAAAATAGGATTATTTCAACCTATGAAATTACGTCTCTTTTGAGTAATTACCAAAAAGGTGTTTTATCGAAAGAAAATGCTATTTCTTTGTTAGTCTCAACCGGAATCAACCCTTCTGAAGCTGAAGAAATGCTGAATAGAACAAAAGTTTTGGAACAAGTAGATGAATGATGAGATTGATGTACTACCTAAACTTCTGGAAAAAGTAAAAAATGAATTCGAGCTTGCCTATGGTGAAAGTGAGATTATTCGAAATGCTTTCGCTAAACTGAAAGCTAAAAAAGCAACATACAGAACCGCAAATGATTTTGCGATTGAGATTGGTGGAATTCTTTCTAAGGCGCTAGGAGTTTCTATAAACGCTGACAAGTTACCAGACGGTAAAATGTATTACAATATCGCTCAACGCTTGCTGACGGACGTGCTAGGAAGAAATTACGAGCTTGTAAGTGGTTATGCTAGTGATGTTCAGAAGAATTTGAACGATAAAGCAAAAATCGGTCTCAAAGTTCAAGTCCCTGAACTAAATAAGGACCGAATAGCTGGCATTGTCAATCGCTTTTCATCTGAGGATAATTTCGAGGATGTCAGTTGGTTGCTAGATGAACCTATTGTGAACTTCACACAGTCTATTATTGATGATAGCATTCGTAAGAATGCGGAGTTTCATTACAAGGCAGGATTGCAACCTGAGATTGTCAGAAAATCTTTTTTTCATTGCTGTGAGTGGTGTCAGGAAGTTCAAGGGAATTATAAATATCCAAGAGTTCCGAAGGACGTTTATAGAAGACATCAGCATTGTCGTTGTATTGTAGACTATGATCCTAAAAGCGGAAAAACTCAAAATGTTTGGACGAAGAAATGGAGTAAGGAAGATAGTAACTCTCACAAAGAGGAGCGAATTAAACAACAAAAACAGTACACTGAAAAAAATATTGAAAAAAAGGAATCTGAGTTCAAAAACAGACAATTGCTCCATTATAAAAACGAGGCTATTGATGCCATTAAGAAAACAGATATGTCCAAAAAAATTGGGTCGGATAATTATAAGAAATTTATAGATATTTTTGATACAATTAAAGATGAAAATACGTTGAAGTTGTACCAAAAATTAGGATCAAAAATAGAGTACGAGAAACTTGGTAAAACAGGAAATTTTGCTGAGAAAAATCGTGTACAACTTAACCAAAGCGCTTTCGATGGGAAGGTAGTAAAAACTTTAAACAAATACTGGGCTAAACCAATGTCAACTACATTTCATGAAAATGGCCACGCTTTGGATTATTTGGGCTTACAAGCTATAACCAAAGGAAAAAAAGTTGTTATCGGAGAAAAGAAGGTACGACTATTTGGAGAAACGACAAAAGTTTCAGTATATGCAACACATAGTTCTCATTTACCTCAATATAATCTAAGAGAAACAATTAGAGAAGATTTATGGAGACGCATTAATGGAGACTTACCGATGATTAAAGAATTAGGTGAGAATCCAAAACAATCTGAAAAGAATAAAATCATTAAGACTGCAAAAGAAAATCAAAAAAAATTCCAGGAGGAGATGAAAGAATTATTCAAAGAAAATCCTTCTGCGGTTGCGAATCTTTCAGATATGGTAGAAGCTACAGGCTGGTATAAAGAGCCTCAACCATTTGGATATGGACATGGCAAGAACTACTGGAAGAAGCCAGGTTCGGCGGAAGCTGAGTTTTTCGCTGAGATTTCTGAAATGATAGCAGTCGACCCTGAGGCATATCGGGTGGTGAAGGAAATATTACCAAATGCAGTAAACGTTTATCATAAAATTGTTAATGATATTTTAAAAGGAGTCTAAAATGTTTCATGTGATCGATGAAGAAGTAAGTCTGAGAGTAGAAATTGCGGAAGCGAAATATTTAATTCACTTTAGAGAACGATTTCCGTCAGATATTTTTTTTGAGGACGAGATAGATTCTGTAATCGCTGAAAAAATTGAAAAGGAGGTTGAAAAATGTATATCTCAAAATAAACCTTATGTTAAACCAGATGGATACGAAGACCGTTTTTATTAAAGTTGCACTCGAAAGGGTGCTTTTCTTATGCTCAGAAAGGAAATTTTGATGAACAAATACAAAAAATTGATAGGATTGATTGAAGATAACAATCTGGAGATACAGTCCTTGAAATGTTACGACCCACAGAGCGCTTGGCATGGTGAGGAGTTATGGATTGTTGATAAGAAAAACAAAAATAAAATTTTTGATTTATCGGGTAACGGTTACTGCTTTCATGACGATTCTGTCGAAAAAGCTATTGAAGAAGTCGAGAAGTATCTATTATTGAAGAAGATGGATACGTTTGATGATTTCAAAAAATGGGTGGAAAAGAATGCTAAACCTCAAGAAAATGCTTAGAAAGGAGTAAATTATCTCCCAGCGATAGGGTTATCATGCGATGACGATTGAAAGGAATGTGGAATGGCGAGGAAGAAACTTGGCAATCAGAATCCTACTCAATCGGTGATTTTAAAATACGTCAAGAAAAATTCAAAAGCTAAAGAAGCGATTGAACTTTACGAACGGACTGGTCTTTCTTGCTATGCTTGGCAGAAAAACCTGCTATTGCCTTTGATGGCGGTAGACAAAAACGGTCTTTGGGTGCACCAAAAGTTTGGCTACTCTATTCCTCGACGTAATGGTAAGTCTGAAATCCTATACATAGCTGAAATTTGGGCGCTACATAAGGGATTGAATATCCTACATACAGCTCACCGAATTTCTACCTCTCACGCCTCTTTTGAAAAGGTCAAACGCTACCTTGAAAAAATGGGTTATGTGGATGGAGAGGATTTCAATTCCATTCGTGCAAAGGGGCAGGAGAGAATTGAACTTTACTCAACAGGTGGTGTAGTCCAATTTCGTACTAGGACATCAAATGGTGGTCTTGGTGAAGGTTTTGATATGCTGATCATTGACGAGGCTCAAGAGTACACAACTGAGCAAGAATCTGCCTTGAAGTACACGGTAACGGATAGTGAGAATCCTATCACAATCATGTGTGGGACACCTCCTACACCAGTTTCAAGTGGTACGGTCTTTACTAAGTACCGTGAGACTTGCCTTTTCGGAAAAGGGAAGTATTCTGGCTGGGCTGAGTGGTCGGTTTCTGATGAAAGGGAGATTGACGATGTTGAATCCTGGTACAATTCAAATCCATCTATGGGTTACCATTTAAATGAGCGTAAGATTGAAGCAGAGCTTGGTGAGGATAAGTTGGACCATAATATCCAGCGTTTGGGATTCTGGCCAACATACAATCAGAAATCTGCTATCTCTGAAACTGAGTGGAATGAGCTCAAGGTGGACGATGTTCCAGAATTATCTGGCAAGCTATCTGTTGGTATTAAGTATGGTCAAGATGGAACGAATGTGGCGTTAAGTATTGCTGCACGAACCAAGGATGGCCGGTATTTCATCGAGACAGTTGATTGTCAATCAGTTCGTAATGGTAATGAGTGGATGGTCGCTTTTTTGAGACAAGCCGATGTAGCTCAGATTGTCATCGATGGCGCAAGTGGTCAAAAAATCCTGGACGAAGAGTTGAAGGACTATAGAATCAAGAATGTGATTCTGCCGACGGTGAAAGAAATCATCGTAGCAAACGCTCTTTGGGAACAGGGGATTTACCAGAAGACCATCTGTCACGCTGGCCAACCATCTCTATCAAAGGTAGCTACTAACTGTGATAAGCGGAATATTGGCTCAAATGGTGGATTTGGTTATCGATCGCACTTTGACGACATGGATATTTCTTTGATGGATAGTGCTTTGCTTGCGCACTGGGCTTGTGCTACGACCAAGCCTAAGAAAAAGCAAAAAATCAGTTATTAAAATAAGCGGTCTTGTGACTGCTTTTTTTGATGCTAAAAATTACCGAACTGCCGGGGAAGCAGGAGAAAGGAGACATGAGAATGTCAGAATTTAAACCAATCACTACACAGGAAGAATTTGATACTGCTATTAAGGGGCGCTTATCTCGAGAGAAAGAGAAGTATGGCGACTATGATCAGCTCAAATCTCGTGTTGCAGAATTGGAAGAAGAAAATGTTGGCTTGAAGTCAACGATTGAAGCTACTAATCAAAGCAAGGCAGATGCTGACAAGCAACTTGAAGATTTGCAGAATAAAATCGCTGGTTATGAGACGGCTAGTCTGCGAACTCGCATTGCATTGAAACATGGATTACCTTACGACCTTGCAGACCGTTTGCAGGGAAATGATGAAGAAAGCTTTGAAGCAGATGCAGAGCGTTTAGCTGGATTTATCAAACCAGCAACTAAAGTAGCGCCTGTTAGATCAACAGAACCTGTTTTAGAAAAAACAGAAAACACATTGTATAAAAACCTAATTCAAGGTTTAGCTATTGAAGAATAAAGGAGAAATCATATGACAGATCAACTATCAAGAGGAACATTATTTGAACCAATGCTTGTGACAGACCTTATCAACAAAGTTAAGGGGCACAGCTCACTTGCTAAATTATCTAATCAACAAGCGATTCCTTTCAATGGATTGAAAGAATTCACATTCTCGTTAGATGCTGATGTAGACATCGTTGCAGAAAACGGGAAGAAAACGCATGGGGGTGCAAGTCTAGAACCAGTAACTATTGTACCTATCAAAATCGAGTATGGTGCTCGTGTATCTGATGAGTTCATTTATGCATCAGATGAAGCTAAAATCGATATTTTAAAGTCATTCAATGAAGGGTTTGCTAATAAAGTAGCTCGTGGTATTGATATCATGTCATTCCATGGCGTAAATCCACGTACTAAACAAGAATCCGCTGTTATTGGGGATAACTGTTTTGACAAGGCGGTCACTCAGACAGTGAACTTTACAACAAACGATCCAGATGCTAATGTCGAAGAAGCAGTGAAGATGATTCAAGGGGCTGATAACATCGTTAGCGGTATGGCTATTGATACTACATTTGCAAGCGCACTTGCTAGTATGAAGAACTCAGCTAATGAGCGCCTTTACCCTGAATTGGCATGGGGAGCAAATCCAGGAGCTATTAATGGTCTACCTGTAGACGTGAATACTACAGTTGGTCTTAATGTTGGAACCAATAAGGATGTTGCTATTGTTGGTGACTTTGCTAACATGGTTAAATGGGGATATGCTAAGCAGATTCCACTCGAAGTCATTCGATATGGTGATCCAGACAATTCTGGAAAAGACTTGAAAGGTTATAACCAAGTCTATCTTCGTGCAGAAATCTATCTTGGATGGGGAATTTTGGACAAAAACAGCTTTGCTCGTGTTGTGAAAGCGGGGTAGTATATGGAATACATTAATGTAAAAACAGGAACTACTATCGTTACTGAAAATGCAATTAGTGGAGGAGATTGGGTTTCGATTGAAGAATACAAGCCCTTGGACTCATTGACTAACGCAGCGTTGAAAGAAATCCTTGATGAAAAAGGTATTACTTATGATAACCGCGCTACAAAATCTGAATTGATTTCGCTTATTGAACAAGCTGACTCTGAAGCTCAGTAGTCGCTTTGCTGGAGGTAGAAATGGAAAACTTTGCAACAGTTGAAGAATTAGAAGTCTTGTGGCGAACGTTAAAATTCGATGAACGTAAACGAGCTGAAGCACTGTTGGAAGTTGTATCAAATAACCTACGTGTTGAAGCTAGAAAAATTGGCAAAGATTTAGACATCATGGTTAGTGAAGACTATTCTTATGCCAGTGTTGTAAAATCCGTAACAATCGATGTTGTTGCTCGTACTTTAATGACTTCAACCAACCAGGAACCAATGACCCAATTCTCTGAGAGTGCATTAGGCTATTCAGTGAGTGGCTCTTATTTAGTACCTGGTGGAGGTCTCTTTATCAAAGACTCAGAATTAAAACGTCTTGGTCTTAGAAAGCAAAGATATGGGGTGATTGATATCTATGGGACGGATTAAAGGAATCACAATAACATTATTGGATACAGTAGAAGATGGAAAGGATGACTTCGGTCATCCTATTTACCGTGAAACTGAAATCCAAGTGGATAATGTACTAGTAGCACCATCATCAACAGATGATGTCACCACACAAGTGAACTTAACTGGAAAAAAAGCTGAATATACTTTAGCTATTCCAAAAGGAGACCAGCACGACTGGAAAGAAAAGACAGTCGTATTCTTTGGTCGTAAATGGCGTACAATCGGTATTCCTCTAGAGGGAATTGAATCGATGATACCACTTGACTGGAACAAGAAAGTGATGGTTGAAACTTATGAGTAAGATGAAATTCACTTTAAATCCATCTGGAGTTTCAGCACTTTTAAGATCAGGAGAAATGCAGGGTCTATTACAAGAAAAAGGTCAAGCGGTGGCAGAACGTGCAGGAGATGGGTTTGAATTAACTGTATCACCTGGTCAAAAACGTGCTAATGCCAAAATTAGTACAACTGATATCAAGAGCATGAAAAGAAATGCTAAATACAATATTTTACTAAAGGCGTTAAAATGATTGAAATTGTCATAAAGAAGTTTTTAGATGAGAACTTAAAAGTTCCATCTTTTTTTGAACACACAAAAAATATGCCTGAAAGTTTTGTAATTATAGAAAAGACTGGAAGTGGTGGAAGTGATTATGTTCATTCTGCCACTTTTGCTTTTCAAAGTTATGCGCCTTCACTTCAAAAGGCGGCAGAGTTAAATGAAACTGTCAAAAAGACAGTTGAACAGCTTGTAACGGTCAATGAAGTGAGTGGAGTGCATCACAACAGTGATTACAACTTCACGGATACAGAAACACAAAAATATCGTTATCAAGCGGTGTACGATATTAACTATTTTTAATAGGAGGAACTCATGGGTTCAGAAACAGAAGAAAGAGGAGAAAAACAAATGGTTACAACAGCAGCATCATCAGCAAACGTAACAGCGGCAAAACCGAATATTAGTGGAGCAGTATCAAGCGCACCACTTAAAACAACATTACCACAAGATGCTAAGACTGCACTTAATGAAGCTTTTAAAACTTTGGGGTATATCTCTGAAGATGGATTGACAAATGAAAACTCTCCAGAAAGCGAAGAAGTCAAAGCATGGGGTGGTCAAACAGTATTATCATCACAAACTGACAAGAAAGATACATTCAAATTCAAATTGATTGAAAGCTTGAATGTTGAAGTCTTGAAAGAAGTTTATGGTGCAGATAATGTTACAGGAACACTTGCAACAGGTATCACAGTTAAAGCAAATGCGAATGAATTGCCAGAGCATAGTCTTGTAATTGATATGATGTTGAAGAATGGATCAGTTAAACGTATTGTTATCCCTCGTGGTAAAGTGAGCGAGATTGGAGAAATCGGATACAAAGACGGTGACCCAATTGGTTACGAATTGACAATTACAGCATTGCCAGATGACCAAGGGAACACTCACTACGAATACATGCAAGGAGCATAATATATGTCGAAATCAGTTAAAGGGAAAACTCCATCAGGATTTAAGTTTGAAATTTCAGAGCGTAGGTTGAATAACTACGAACTCTTGGAATTGATTGGCGAGGTTGATGAAGGGAATGGACAAGCGTTCCCTAAAGTCTTAAAACTTCTTTTTGGAGAAGAACAAGCCAAAGCATTTAAAGATCATCTGCGTGAAGAAGATGGCATCATCCCTAACGAAAAAATTGCAGACGAATTGAAAGCAGTTTTTGAAACTGTTCAAGAAGTAAAAAAATCCTAATCCTTGCGCAGATGATAAAGCTAGATGAAGATGCTCTAATCTGTGATTTAGCTGAAACTTATAACATATACGATTATAAGCAGCTACCTCTGTTAAAGGTAGCTGTTTTTTCGTATGGTTTGAGAGATGATTCCAGAATTAAAAAACTAATGTCTGATCAGATAGTTTCACTAGACACCTTGTTATTGGCTTTAGCAGTTGATAAACTTTCTCTTTCTTTATGGTTGCAAACCAAAGATGGTCAGAAAGGTATCAACCAACCTAAATCAATAGCAAGTCAATTTATTCACAGGGAAGATAAAGAAGAAGATAGAGACTATCTAGTTTTCCAATCTGGCGAGGAATTTGAAAGATGCTATAAAGAACGTTTAGCCAGTTTAGGAGGTGATGACTAATGGCGACAGAATTAGGAAAAGCGTATGTGCAAATCATCCCTTCAGCTAGAGGCATCGCTGGGATGATTCAGAAAGAAATGAGTGGAGAGGTAGCCTCAGCTGGAGTAAGCTCTGGAAAATCTCTTGGCTCAAGTTTAATCGGTGCCCTCAAAGGCGCCATTGCAGCTGCAGGAATTGGTAAAGCAATTGGAGCAGCATTAAGTGAAGGTGCAGCACTCCAACAATCACTTGGAGGAATTGATACCTTATTTAAAGCATCAGCAGAAAAAGTTAAGGGTTTTGCTAATGAAGCATACAAAACCACTGGACTTTCAGCAAATGCTTATATGGAGAATGTAACAGGTTTCTCAGCAAGCCTATTACAATCTTTAGGTGGAGATACAGATAAAGCGGCAGATATCGCCAATATGGCCATGATTGATATGTCAGATAATGCTAACAAAATGGGTACATCTATGGATAGTATTCAGGTCGCTTATCAAGGTTTTGCTAAGCAAAATTACACAATGCTCGATAACCTAAAACTTGGTTATGGTGGTACAAAACAAGAAATGCAACGCTTGTTGGCAGATGCGGAAAAGCTGACTGGTGTTAAGTATGACATTAACAACTTGTCAGATGTTTATCAAGCAATCCATGCTATCCAAGAGAATTTGGATATTACAGGAACAACAGCAAAAGAAGCAGCATCTACTTTCACAGGTTCATTCCAAGCAATGAAAGCATCTGCACAGAATGTACTTGGGAAGTTGGCTTTAGGAGAAAATATCCTACCATCATTGCAAGCTTTAGCAGAAACAACCTCTACATTCTTATTGGACAACTTCTTCCCCATGGTTGGAAATATCATGTCAGGATTAGGAGTTGTTTTTAGTGAAGGAATTAGTACAATTGCCACAAAATTATTCGGTGAAGATTTTGGGAATGCAGTATTCACTCAACTTTCTCGTGTAAGTGGAATTTTTCAAACATTCTTTGACATGATTTTTGGATCATTGAGCAAAGAAGATAATATTGATATTTTGGAAGCTCTTGGATTTTCTGAAGGAGCTGCAACTCAAATTGTCAACATTGCAGAAAATATCCGTGAGACTTTTGTTAATATTGGTTCTGCAATCGGTGATATTATCGGAATTGCAGGAGAATTTATCAGCGAGCTATTAGGTATCGAAAGTGGTGAACAGGGCGTAAATCTTCTTGGTACAGCTTTTGAGTTGCTATCATCTGCTTTAAAGGGCGTTTCATCATTCATTAAAGATATAACAAGCTTTTTTAAGGAGAATCAAGTAGCAGCTGATTTACTTAAAACAGCGATAGTTGCACTAGGTGTTGGAATGCCTATTGTTAAAATTGCTTCATTTGTAACAGCATTAGGTGGAATACCAGGTATCTTTACAATTGTTCAGACAGCAATTTCAGGATTTGCTACATCTATCACAGCTGCTATTTCGTCGATTCCTCTTGTAGGGTGGATTGCAGCAGCTGTTGCAGCGTTGGTGTATTTCTTCACTCAGACTGAAACAGGGAAAGCAATTCTTCAAGATTTCATGTCTTGGCTCTCTGAGACGTGGTCAGCGATCGCTCCAATTTTAACAGAAGTATGGAATGGTATGGTTGAAGCGGCTACCACTGCATGGAATGCAATGGTTGAGTTTGTTTCGCCAATTATCCAATCGGTTGTTGATTTTATCAAATCAGTCTGGGATGGAATTTCCCAGTGGTGGTCTGAAAATCAAGGGTTGATTCAGCAGACATTTGAAACTGTATGGAACACAATCCAGACGGTAATTCAAACTGTTATGCCTATCATCCAATCCATTATTGAAACAGCAATGAATATCCTTGCTCCTTTTATTGAGACAACATGGAACAATATCTGTACAGTTGTTACGACTGTTTGGGATTTAATCAAAATCGCCATTGAAACAGCTATGGCTATCATAGGTGGAATTATCACAACTGTCATGGCTGTCATAAATGGAGATTGGGATACAGCTTGGAACACCATTAAAGGAATCGGAGAAGCAATTTGGAATGGAATTTCAGAATCAGCTCAAACGATTTTCAATGGCTTTAAACAATTTCTTTCAGATACTTGGGAAGGTATCAAAGAAGTTGCAAACACTGCTTGGGAGACCCTGAAATCTAGTGTGTTAAGTATTATTGACAATATTGTCTCAGGAGCACAAACATCTTGGGATAATATGTCGAGCGCTGTGTCTAATTTGGTGAGTGACGTAACTGGATTTTTTGACCAATTATGGAATATTGATTTATTTGCAGCTGGGCAAGCAATCTTACGAGGATTCTTAGATGGTTTAAAATCCATGTGGTCTTCTGTAACTGATTTTGTAGGCGGTATCGGTAAATGGATAGCCGACAACAAAGGGCCTATTGAATATGACCGTAAGTTATTGATTCCCGCTGGGAATGCAATCATGCAAGGTTTGGACGGTGGATTGAAAGACCGATTCAAAGATGTTAAGAAAACAGTTAATGGTGTAGCTGGAGAAATTGCTGATGTCTTTTCAGGGGATAATTTAGACCTTGATACATCGTCAGCAATCAGTAAAAATCTACAAACAAGTTTAGATGTATCGTCAGCACAATTAGAAACACAAGAAAGTGCAATGGCTTCTGAGATTGCTAACCTAAGAGCAAGTATGGAAAATATCCTTACTGCTATCCTTGAAAAACCAACAGATACTTATCTGGACGGTGAGAAGATTTCATGGAATAGCTATCAAAGACAAGGCGCATTCTTTGCAAGGGAGGGAATTTAATGGATTATATGATTATTAATGATTTTAATACATCCACCCTCTCTGGATGTGTTGTAACAGATTTTGGAGAAGTAGAAGTTGCAAAACCAAAAGGAGATGTAACTAAACTTTATGGTGTTAATGGTAACTATCGTGTGTTGGATGGTTCATACGAAAGCTACGAGCGTACATTTAAGTTTTATATTTCTAAACAAGTGGATATAGCCACTGTGGTGCAGAAATTTCAGTCAAATGATAATGTCCTGGAATTTAGTTATCAATTAGGTTCTATCTTTTACGCTAACTTCTTATCAGCTAGTTATAAACCAAGTGGACATCACGGTTGGGAACTATCCATTAAGTTAGACATGCAACCATTCAGATATCCGAAGAATGTCGCACCAGTCGTATTAACAAACGCTGGGACAATTGAGAATATCGGTACGGTCTATTCAGAACCTATTATTGAGATTGAAGGTAATGGAGATGTATCGCTGACTATTGGCAGAAAAACCATGCACTTGTCAATTATCGGCAAAGCAACGATTGATTGTAGACAAGGTAAGCAGAACATCTTCAATGCCAATGGAGCAGTACAAAACACTCTCAGAAAGCGTGGTGGGTTCTTTGAAATCCCTGTTGGCAGTCATGGTGTGACATTTACAGGTAATGTACGTAAGGTGACTATTCGTCCGAATTGGAGGTATCTAGTATGATTTATTTGACGGAAGGGAATATCCCTCTTAATGCAGCATACGATGATAACATTACACAAGAAGCGAATAGCACCTATCAATTAACATTCAGATTTCCAACTAACAATGTGTTATGGCAACGACTAAGAGAAGAAACATTCTTGACTGCTGATGATCTACACGGTGAGCAAGATTTTGTGATTTTCGAAGTTGAGAAAAAGCATGGATATATTCAAGTCTATGCGAACCAAGAATTTACTCTCTTGAATAACTATGTGGTCAATCCTATCTCACTGGACAGGCAGACTGGTTCGACTGCATTAAGTCAATTTGCTGGAAGTATTACTCGAGATAATCCGTTCTCATTCTTCTCTGATATTGAAGATAGACATACCTTTAATATCGGTTCTAAAAATGCCATGGAAGCATTCACGAAAGATAAGCACTCGATCATCGGCCAATGGGGTGGCGATCTTGTGCGGCACGGCTACCAGGTTCTCTTGTTAAAAAATGGCGGTTCAGAGAATGAATCGCTTTTTATGTATAAGAAAAACCTATCTAGCTATCAGCATAAGACCTCTACTAAGTCTTTGAAGACTCGCATTACCTTCATCACAACCGTCCGTGGTGAGGGTGAAAAAGCAGTCGATAAGCACTATAAGGTTGTAGTGGATAGTCCACTCATTAACAAGTACAGTCAAATCTATGAAGATGTGATTGAGGTTAATGATCAGGATGTGAAGGATGAAGCGAGTCTTCGTAGGTATGGTGAGCAGTATTTCAGAAATAGTCTATGTGACTTGATGGAAGATAGCCTTGAGATTGATGTAGTCGGTCAGAGTGATGTACCTGTTCAAATGTTCGATGTGGTAGGTATCTACCATGAAACATTCGACTTGGATGTAAGAAAGAAGATTACTAAGTACACTTATTCTCCAATGGCTAAGAAACTGAAGTCTATCGGTTTTGGTGAATTTAAATCTGGACTAGCAAATGCGATCGGTAATGTCGTAAGTGATGCAGTTAAAGGCGAAACTCAACAGCTTCAAGGCAATTTTGAACGGCAATTAACAAGAGAGCTTAAAAACGCTGACCTTGCTTTTGAGCGTAAAAAAGAAGAGTTAACCAATCAATTCACGGATGAAGTGAACGCTATCAACGCCAAAGCGGAGGAAAACAAGCAAAAACTTTCTGACGAGATTAACAGACGGTTTGAGGAATTCAGTCCATCAGGATTTGAAGAAGCTAAATCAAAAGCAGAGGAAGCTCTACGAAAGGTTGGAGCAAGTGCTGACCTTATCGAGGAAGCAAAGAGAATTGCTGATAGCAACGCTAGAGATTTAAATGCATTTAAGACTTCGACTCAGAAAGAACGTGAGAAGTTATCAGATGAGCTTAAGCGCTACTCTCGAGAAGAAGCTGAGAATAAACTGACAGAAATCAGGGAAGTTCTGGCTAGTGATTATGTTTCAAAGAGAACCTATGTTGAAGATGCAGAAGGGACACGTCAACGACTCGAAGCTATCACGCTAAACAACAAGACGAAATTAGCAGAGTACAAGCAAACAGTAGACGGTCAATTCACAAGCCTATCTAGTCAGATTGCTGACAAAGTGGACAGAGTGGATTTCCAACAAGTCAAAGAAACTTCACTAATTTATGAACGCATTTTGGGAAGGACAGACTCAAACGTTGCTTCAAACATTGCAAGAATGGCCTTGACATCAGAATTGTTTGAGGTCGAAGTAGGCAAGAAGTTTAGTAACCTTACTAATCTATTTTACGCTCCGACTAAAATTCCTAAATATATTTCATCAGTCGCAACCGATAAACACTTGGAACGTGTCAGTTGGGGCGACCATGACGGAATACGAATTAACTACACAGACTCCATGTCAGGCTGGTTAGGGGTTCGTTTTCCTCTGACAAAAAGGTTTGTGAAACAAGGCGAGGGGCTTGGTTATCGTATTGAGATTGCAGTTGACAAGGTGCCACGGGATGGTAGAGTTTTGATTCAGTTGCTAGACAACACTCCAAATCTTGGTATGTACTACAACTCTCAAATACTACTTACCCAAACCGGCAATCATGTATTTACAGGGTATTTAGACATCCCACGAACTGGCGAGCTAAACGAGTACTCTATCAGGTTTACGCTGACAAGTCCAGGAAACATCGTTATCCATAAACCAATGGTTATCAACCAACGTTTAATTCCTAACGAATTTGTGGATAGCACTGACTATAACAGCGAGTATAATCGAGTGACTATGTCTTTGATGAAAGATAGTTTTGCTATCAAGTCCTTAAATAGCGCAGGAGATCTCATTGCTGGCATCAACATTGGAGCCAACGGGAACAACCGTATTGTAGGTAAGGCTACGCACATCACAGGCGAGACCTTGATTGACAATGCGGTTATCAAATCGGCTATGATTGACAAACTCAAGACCGCTAACTTTGAAGCTGGTTCAGTTACTACTACTATTTTGGGAGCTGAAGCAGTCACGGCTGAGAAGGTTAAGTTTGATACAGCGTTCATTCAGAGGTTAGTATCACAACAAGCATTTATTGATGAGTTGTTTGCTAAACAAGCGACAATTAATCGAATTCAGTCAATTGATTTCACAGCCAATCATATTAAAGGTGGAGTGTTATCAGGCTTGAATGGGAACGCAACCTTTGATTTAAACGCCGGTCAAATACGAATGCAAAGTAGCCCTACTAGCTGGAAGACAACATGGGACCCTAATGGGATAGCGTTTAGAGGGCCAAATAATGAGATTTGGGGGGCTATGGGTGGCGACACTGGAGGTGGTGTTGGTATCTATATGCGTGAAAATCATGCATTTAACTTAGTTGTTAACCACTCGGACAAAGGGAAATCTCAGGCATATAATGCCTTTAGTGTAAAATACGGGAAAGGCACAACCTTGCAATTCTCGCCAGGTGGGCCAGAATACAACTTATTAGAATTATTCAACGATATTTATAGGAATATCCGGCAATTACACAATTTAAAAGAAAGCAGCAAATATTATACATGGACGGCATTCGGACCACTAAAATAATACGAGGTAAAACATGAACACACATGATAAAGTTATTAATAATTTAGGTATTCAACTTGCAAACAAGATGATTACAGAGTCTTTTGCTATTGCAGAACGTGAAGAAGTTCAGGCACAACTTCAAGGAGCAAATAGCCAACTTGAAAAAATCAACAAAGTCTTGCAGTCAAATGAAGAGTTGAAGGCTCTATTTGACAAAGTAGCAGAAGAATTAGAACAACAACAGGAAGGATAATATATGACATTTAAAGTAGTAAATAAATACGCACAAGATGCTAATCGCACATTTGTAGCAATCCGCCAAGAAAATCCATATACGGCCTTTGACCGTGTATTGATTGGTGACCGTACCAATGAAACGGACGAAGTTCTTATTGAAGCAGTGCTTGGTCAGGTAGCTACTGAACTAAATCCAGCGGATGGTGTGAAGAAGCTTCAGGAAGATTTGCAGGTACAGGCTCAAGAATACGAGACCAAACTGTCCGAGAAAGATGCCAAGATTGCGGAAGTAAAAGCCGTGGCAGATTGGGCGGTATTGGTTCGTGTTACGGACGTAGATAATCCACTAGATCCGACATTGTTCAAGCGTGGTCTTGAATTGGTAGACCTTGGTCAGACTGGTAAGACTTACCAAGCGCAAGAAATTTTTGTGCTTGAAAATCCTGGACATGTCGAGAAGTTTCAAGAAGGTAAGCGTGTCATGGTTCAAGTGAATGAGCCATTTACTTATCAAGGACAAACACTTGAAGAGCTCGCAGACCTTGAACGAAACGGCAAGCTAGGCATCTGGAAGTGGACTGAACCTAAACCTGAGAAACCATCTAGCGAGCTAGAAACTAAACCTGTTCAATAAGAGGTGGTTTATGCAAGATTTAGCATTTCATGAATTATTAGAACATCTCAAGAATCTATCTTACAGTCCGTACATCCATTTCTTTTTTTGGCTAATGGTACTGGATATTGTGACAGGGTACCTTAAAGCGTTTAAAACCAAACGTTTTGATAGTAAAATTGGCACGATGGGATTGATTAGACATTTCATTGTATTTGTCGTTATCTTGCTTGTTGCTATGTATGCCCGTTCACTTGGTTTCCGTAGTTTTGGGATTGCTTGGACTATGTTCTTTGCTTTCAATTACCTATTCTCAGTGATTGAAAACTGGGAAATGATTGGTCTAGCATTTCCAGAGTTCCTAAAACCGTATATCAATCAAATCAAGAAAGATAACGCTCGTAAGATTGGGCAGTTGCTGGTCAATATTGACCAAAAAGATAAAATCGAAGTCGAAGTAAAGGAGAAAGACGATGCAACAGATCAATGAAATTTTAATTAATGGAGCTATCAGCATCCTTGTCATTTTAATAGGTATCGCAGTTAAGGCGATTAAAGAATACCTGGTTCAAAAAGGTGGAGAAAAGACAATCAAGATTGTTGAAATCCTTGCTAAGAATGCAGTCAATGCAGTTGAGCAAGTATCATCTGAAACTGGGTACAAAGGCGAGGAGAAGCTGGAACAGGCTCGCGCTAAGATTCGTGCTGAACTTAACAAATACAATATCAGCATGACTGATAAGGAACTCGATACATTCGTAGAGTCAGCAGTTAAGCAGATGAATGACGCTTGGAAAGGACAGTAAAAATGGTAATAAATATTGAGACAGCTATCGCTTGGATGCGAGCTAAGCAAGGCAATGTAACTTATAGCATGGATCATCGTGATGGACCTTATTCATATGATTGTTCGTCATCTGTATACTATGCATTGCGAGAAGCTGGGGCTTCATCTGCTGGTTGGGCGGTCAATACTGAGTATGAGCACGACTGGCTTATTAAAAACGGTTATGAGCTTATTGCTGAGAATACTGAGTGCACCGCTCAGCGTGGAGATATCTTCATCTGGGGCAAGCGTGGAGCAAGTGCTGGAGCATTTGGACACACTGGTATGTTCATTGATTCAGTCAACATCATTCATTGCAATTATGCGTATAATGGTATCTCAATAAATAGTCATGATGAGCGCTGGCTATATGCTGGTCAACCATACTTTTATATCTACCGTTTAACCAATCCAAACGCAGAGCCTGAGGCACCTAAAAAAGGATGGCAAGAAGAAGATGAGGGGTACTGGTACGTTAGAGCTAATGGCTCATATCCTAAGGATGAATTTGAGTATATTGACGAGAATAAGTCATGGTTCTACTTTGATAGCTCAGGATACATGTACTCTGATAAATGGCTCAAGCATACAGACGGCAAGTGGTACTGGTTTGACAAAGACGGGTACATGGCTACATCATGGAAGAAGGTTGCTGAAAAATGGTATTACTTCAACCGTGACGGTTCAATGCAGACTGGTTGGGTTAAATACTACGACAAGTGGTATTATCTCGATGCAGTAAATGGCGACATGAAATCCGATTGTTTTGTCAAATACAACGACGGCTGGTACTTGTTACTTCCTGATGGGCGCATGGCTGATAAGCCTGAGTTCACAGTAGAGCCTGATGGCTTAATCACCACAAAATAAAAATAGAAAGATTCAAAATTTAATTACACTAAAACCGCTGGCTTTTGCTGGCGGTTTTTTTGTTTGCTCTGAAAATTGACTTGTTGGCATCAACAAATAGCTTTATAAAGCGCCTGGTTGCCAATTTTGTTGACATCAACAATTTTGCAAAAACACGAATTTTGAACGATTAGAAATAGAAATTACAATCCTATTCTTCAAAAAATCGCTTTCTTGAAGAATAGAGAGGAGAATGACAGGGCATTATTGTCAAAAATGCTATTTTGTTAAAAATAAAAGCAGTGACCGAAATCACTGCTTATTGTTATCATAGTTTTTGCCCCAAATCTGCCCCAAAAAACTTATTTTTTTATATTTTTCAATCGTTTTTCTTTTTATAAAAACCATAAATAACAACAAATCAGAAAGACTGATATATACTATTATGTTTGCAGGGGGTATCTAAATCAACAGGAAAAAGCCTTGATTTATAAGGCTTTTTTGCTTGTCATTTTGTTTTTTGTACCAAATTTTGTACCAAATAATTCATATTCACCAAAATAGCGAGTCTCATCAAAGACTCGCTATTTATCTAACACTCGTTTTCATCGAAAAAACCACCTCGAGGGGGGTTCTTTTTTTCAATCGTCAAACACTCCGCCTGTAAGCTGGTACATGAGGTAAATGTGCTCCAAGGTTTTTACTTTATCCATATGATCCACATCTTTAAAGCCTCCTAATGCTAGTAAAGGAACAAAACCGAAACACTCATCGTAGGCTAATTCACCATGTTTGGCAACAGCTTTTTTGTAGAGTGGAATATCGAAATAATCGTCTTTGAAATCTTCATCATCAACATACTCTATGAAACGATCCATACGCTTAATCATAATATCCAAATCCTGAATATTATATTGGACAATTCCCACATAGGTATTCTTTTCCCAGGTAATAATATCTCCAAATGCTGTCACAAACATAGGAAAAGCGATATCTCCTCTGAAATAACTATCTTGGAGAAGTTCAAGAT